CTAAGATGATACTAATGAGGTACAAGCAAGCACCAGACAACCGGTCCAGACTGTTGCTTCTGCTACTCGTACGACAAAAACTGGACGCCGCACTGTGAAACTCACACCCTCACAGGTAGCTATCGCAAAAAAACTTGGTGTGCCACTTGAAGAGTACGCAAAACACGTGAAGGAGGCGTAAATGACTGAAACAATTAAAAAAACCTCACGCAAACAAGAGACCCGTGAAAAGGATGTTCGTAAGAGGGGATGGGTCCCTCCAAGCAACTTAGAAGCACCTGAGCCACCAGAAGGTTTTCACCATCGGTGGGTAAGAGCTGAATATCGTGGCATGGCTGATGAAAAAAATATCATCGGTAGACTACGAAGTGGGTATGAATTTGTAAAATCAGATGAGTATCCCGATAGAATGGATTTACCTTCTATTGCAGACGGCAAATACAAAGGTGTCATAGGTATAGGCGGATTATTGCTGATGAGGTGTCCTGCGGAAGTTAAAGAAGACAGAGATGAATATTTCCGATCTTTAACCGACCAGAATACTAAAGCAGTTGAAAATGATCTACATAAACAGGAGCATCCAGCGATGCCAATCCATCAGGAAAGGCAAAGCAGAGTAACATTTGGGGGCAAGAAATCTTAATGAGTAAGATTAAAATGTCTCCAGATAAGTAATAGGAGACTAATATGGCTAATATAGATGCCGCATTCGGTTTACGTCCAATTGCTAAAGTGGGTTCCGCTCCTGGTGGAACTACTGGAACAACTAAATACTCTATAGGTGACAACCAAAGTACTGCGATATTCACTGGCGACCCCGTTAAATACAAAAACGATGGTACAGTTGAAGTAGCTACTGCGAGTGACGCTCTTTTAGGTGTATTTTTAGGCTGTTTTTATACAGATCCAAGCACTTTAAAACCGACGTTCCGAAATTTTTTCCCAGCTTCGACATCACCTGGTGATGCGATAGCTTTCGTTTGCGACGACCCAGATCAATTGTATGTTGCACAGCAAGATTCAGTTGGCGCTAATGCAGTTGCCGCAAACCTTAACGAAAACGCAAATCTCGTTTTCGGCGCTGGAAGTACCACTACGGGTATTTCTGGAGTAGAAATAGATTCTAGTACCTTAAATACTACTGCAACTCATCAAGTGAGATTGATTGATTTTTATGATACACCAAGTAACGACGCGACAGCGAACAACAGTGAATTGGTTATCAAAATTAATAACTCTGTTATGAATGGCGGTACAGGTACTGCAGGCGTATAATAGGAGGGTATTATGGCTATTAATAGAGCCCAACTGGCGAAAGAGCTAGAACCAGGCCTAAACGCCTTGTTCGGAATGGAGTATTCTCGTTATGAGAACGAGCATGCAGAAATATTTGACAATGAAACAAGTGACAGAGCTTTTGAAGCAGAAGTAATGTTAGTTGGATTTGGTGAAGCTGCTGTAAAGCAAGAAGGTTCCGCTGTACAATTTGATACAGCTCAAGAATCTTTTACTGCTAGATACACTCACGAAACTGTTGCATTAGCATTCAGTTTGACTGAGGAAGCTGTCGAAGACAACTTGTACGATACTTTATCGGCTCGTTACACAAAATCATTGGCACGTTCAATGGCATACACAAAGCAAGTTAAAGCAGCGAACATTTTAAACAATGCTTTCTCAACTGCTGGCGGCGATGGTGTTTCTTTAGTAAACACTGCTCACCCAACTGCTTTAGGTGGAACTTTCTCAAACAGAAGTTCAACTGATGCTGACTTGAACGAAACCTCATTAGAGCAAGCAATGATTGATATTGCAGGCTTTATCGACGAAAGAGGGCTAAAAGTTGCAATGCAGGGAAGAAAATTAATCATCCCAGTAAACATTCAATTTGTAGCTGATAGAATTTTAAATTCTACTCAAAGAGTTGGTACTGCTGACAATGATATCAACGCACTCAGAAACATGGGTATGTTACCAGATGGTTATACAATTAACCATTATCTGTCTGATACAGATGCATACTTCATTAAAACTGATGCTCCTAATGGATTTAAACACTTCACAAGAGCTGCCCTTGCTACTGGCATGGAAGGCGATTTTGATACAGGAAACATGAGATACAAAGCAAGAGAGAGATACAGCTTTGGTTTCTCAGATCCTAGATGTGTATACGGATCTCAAGGTTCATAAGAATTAACTAAATCTTTCTTAGGTGAAGAAGGCGCTTGTAAGAGCGCCTTTTTTATTTTACAATACTTATCCCAAGACTTAACAAGACAACTAAAAGGAGGTTGACATGGGAACAACGACATTTTCAGGACCTATTAAGGCTGGAACAATTAAAGACACAGCAGGTAGTACAGTAGGTACTGACGTAGCTAATACAGGTTTTGTATTAATGGCACAATCTGCAAATATAACTTTTGGTGCGAATGGTAGCACAACTACAATTGCAACACTACCAGCAAACAGTCA